AAGTCGGACTCGGAATGCTCGGACTGGCAAATCTCCTACGGCGGTACGGAGTAACTTATGAACAGTTCGGTATCGCTTTGGACCAGCACAATGCAGGAGAAGTGGTACGCACACCAGCCTATGAATTGGTGCATCAATTCCACATTGGTATTGAATCTGCCGCCGCAATGGCTAGGTCTCATAATATGGTTCGAGCCTTTGCTATCGCACCCACTGCCTCCTGCAGTTATCGCAGCAAGGATCTGGATGGTTATACTTGCACACCAGAAATCGCTCCGCCTGTCGGACGTACAGTAGACAGGGATAGTGGCACCTTTGGTGTCGAGACATACGAATATGGCGAAGTAGAAATCGCCAGTTCAGTAGGATGGAAAAATTATAAGCGAGTCGCGGACGGCATCATGACCATGCTCGACCGCACGGGACTTCTTCACGGGTATAGCTTCAACAGTTGGAGTGATGTCGTTACATATGACGAAGCCTTTATCGAAGAGTGGTTGAATTCTCCGCAAACCTCCCTATATTATTCCCTCCAAGTAATGGGAGACACACAAGATAAATCAGATGTCTATGCTGCATTAGGTGAGGACATTGAAGAGTATCTTGAATTTCTATTTGAGGAGGCAGAAAGTGAACCACAATGTGACTGTCAAGAATGAACCCGTATCAAAAACTACACGAACGAAAAAGAACCTGGACACCAGTACAAACAACTGCTGGTACAGTAAAGGAGGGGGCCGAAGAAGTATTGAAACGTGCTCTTGCCATCAGACATATGGAACTGCCTGTGGGAGAGTTTATTAATGAAGCGTTATCTACCGAAGTACCGCCGTTGGCGCGTGAGCTACTACTGTCCAACGTCAAAGACGAGGAAAAACATGATCTCGCACTTGGTTACATTGCCAATGCTCACGGGGTTGATGAGAAAGCTGAGGCCGAAGCGTTACGGCTCCGTGATGCTTGGACAGCGCATCCGGATCATACAATCACTAAGGCCATGGTCGCTGAGCGTGCAATTTTCTTCGTTCTTCTACCACTCTTTCGCGCTGTTGGTGACTCTGGAATGCGAACAGTTTCCGCAGACATAAGTAGAGATGAGCAAATTCACGTGGCTACCAATAGTTTGGTTCATACTGAGCTGGGGTATAACATCAGTCCTTCTCTTGATCGTCTCAGGAAGGCAACTATAAATTGGGTGCTGCAGCCACTGTCTGCAACAAACCCCAATAAATATTTGAACAAAAAATTTTGGCTGGATTCTAGCGACCGTCTAATGTATGAAGGCAAAGCTCCTGAGCTTACCTTTACACGAGCATCACGAGTGCCAGCTTTCTTTGAACACAGTAACAATGACCTCCCCAAATATGCTTGAAGTTCTTGGGATGAACTCCCAGGGTCTTGTCCATGCACTTGAGGAATCTTTCCCACCCACCAATCCTACACCTGACGATACAATGGAAAAAATTATGTACCGATCTGGTCAACGAAGTGTCGTTGAGTGGGTCATTCAATATATGGAGGAGAACTGATGGCAAGTTTTATTGATAGGTTCGGCGGTAACCAGAGCACTGGTAGACACACTGGCATGAAGAGCATTCAAAAAGCCATTGATGCAGGCATGACTATTAATGAAATTAGAAACCAACTTGCAAGAGAAGGTGTGCAGACTGGGAGCAAGGCAACTGAGTTTCTTGCTGCCCGCCCTGCTTCATCGTTTATTGCACAGTATGGTGGTAACGAAAATACGATGGGTCATTCAGGCATGATGGCTGTTAACCGTGCACAAGCTGCTGGAATGAGTATTAGTGACATTCGTAGTCAAGCTGCTAGAGAAGGCGTTACATTTGGGACAAACGCTCAAAATTTATTTCGATCTGAAGATGCAAGAATAGAGCAACAAACAAATTTGAATAATCAATTGAAAGGTCTGCAAGGTGAATTAGGTTCTTTGAAAACACAGATGCAGCAAGAGCGTGATGCTGCAGCCAAACGCATGGAAGAAATGCAAGGTTCTTTTGCACAGGCTATGGCACAACGTAGTGAACGTCCCCGTGTAGAAAGCATTCGGTTTGCAGATCGTGGCACTGGTGGTGCAACTCAACAACAACTAAAACGTCGTGGTATCCGTGGCACCTTCGGTCGCGCTGGTGAACGGCTAATGAAAATCTCTTCACTTAACGTATAATGTCTGCACGTACACGATATGATTATTTAACTAGCGACCGTTCCCAGTTTCTTGAAGAAGCACGTCAAGCATCAGAACTGACACTTCCATACTTGATTCGTGGTCATGAAGAATACACCATGGGCATGAAACAATTGAAGACACCATACCAAAGCGTTGGGGCGAAGGGCTGTGTGACGCTGGCATCAAAGTTGATGCTGGCGCTACTCCCTGTGCAAACCAGTTTCTTTAAATTGCAACTTGACGAAAGTCAGTTGGGTCAAGATTTCGGACCAGAAATCAAATCCGAACTTGATTTGTCTTTTGCAAAAATCGAACGTATCATTCTAGAATCAATTGCTGCGTCTGATGACCGTGTTGCGGTGCATCAAGCTTTGTTGCATTTGGTTGTCGCAGGAAACGCTATGATTTTTATGAGCAAGAATGGATTAAAAGTCTACCCTTTGAATCGCTACGTTGTGGATCGGGACGGCAACGGTCAAGTAGTTGAAATAATTACAAAAGAACGTATTTCAAAACGAATCCTTCGGGATCAACTGCCCAAAGATTTCTTTGCTGACACGAAAAGTGTGAGTGAAGAAGGCTCCTACGCTGATGACATTGATGTATATACACATGTCAAGCGTGACAACAACAGGTTTGTTTGGCACCAAGAAGTGTCTGACAAAATTATTAAAGGTTCGCAAGGCAAGTCACCTATTAACAACACCCCTTGGATTCCCCTGCGATTCAACACAGTCGATGGTGAAAGCTATGGACGTGGCAGGGTTGGTCAATTTATTGGTGACCTTAAGTCTTTAGAAGGTCTTAGCCAAGCTTTGGTTGAAGGCAGTGCAGCAGCCGCTAAGGTTGTGTTTACTGTCAGCCCTTCTAGTACAACCAAACCCAGTACACTTGCAGCTGCAGGCAACGGTGCAATTATTCAGGGTCGTCCTGATGACGTGGGTGTTGTGCAAGTTGGTAAGACTGCAGACTTCCGAACTGCATTTGAAATGACACAAGTATTAGAACGTCGCCTTAGCGAAGCGTTTCTGATTCTCAATGTCAGGCAATCAGAACGTACAACTGCAGAGGAGGTACGTATGACACAAATGGAACTGGAACAACAACTCGGTGGCTTGTTTAGTTTGCTGACTGTTGACTTTCTTGTTCCTTATCTCAATCGAAAACTTAGTGAAGCACAGCGTAAGGGTGAGATCCCACGCATTCCTAAGAACATTGTCAAGCCTACTATTGTTGCAGGTGTCAACGCACTAGGCCGCGGCCAAGATCGTGAAAGCCTTGGTTCATTCCTGACAACACTGGCACAGACTCTAGGACCTGAGTCCATTGCACAGTTTATTAACACTGACGAAGTCATCAAACGTCTTGCTGCATCTCAAGGTATTGACGTACTAAATCTTGTACGTTCTATGGAAGAGGTGCAGGGTGAACGCCAACAACAGATGCAACAACAGATGCAACTTGAACAGCAGAAACTTAGCGTTGATGCAATGAAAACGCCGATGATGGATCCTTCTAAAAATCCTGAAATGGCAGAACAACCACCCGAACAAGAAACCACCTAACTATGGCTGAAGTAATGTCTATGATCCCGGAAGAAAATGGTCCGGGTGAACTTAATGCAGAAGAACAAGATTCTTTGCAAGTAGGCGAAGAGCTAGAAGCTCAGCATGAACAGATGCTAGCTGGCAAATATAAGAACGCACAAGAACTTGAGTCTGCATACCTTGAACTGCAAAAGAAACTTGGCGCTGATGGTGATGAGCCTGAAGAACAAGTTGAGGATCAACAGCTTGAAGAAACTGATAGTGATTTGTTTGACCGTCTTTGGGAAGGTGAAATAAATGATAATTTTAGTGATGACATTCTTGAAGAGTTGAGCAACGCCGATCCTACTGACCTAGCACAGATGCACCTTGATTACCGTCGTCAGATGGAAGCAAATACGTTTGAGCCTATGACCGAAGAGACTGCAACGCAGCTCAAAGATATGGTTGGTGGTGATGGTGAATACACAAATCTACTTGGTTGGGCAAAGGACAACTTTTCCGAACAAGAGATTGATATGTATGATTCTATTATGGAGAGTGGTAACACTCAAGCTGCTTTCTTTGCTGTTCAGGCACTTGCCCTTCGGTACCAAGATTCAATGGGTACTGAAGGCGAGCTGATTCAAGGACGGGCTGCTTCGGATTCCGCTGAAGGTTTCCGCAGTCAAGCTGAACTTGTCAATGCTATGAACGATCCTCGTTACGAGCGTGACGCTGCATACAGGAACGACATTATGCGTAAGCTTGAACTATCTGACATTGATTTTTAACCATGCCTTACGGACCTGGAACATACGGCTCCAAAGTGGGTCGGCCTAAAAATAAAAACAAAAACAAAAAATTGTCGTCTAAGCAACAGAAGATTGCTGGGATGGCTGGTAACAAAATGAAAATTGACGGTGCTGATTTTGCAGCATTGCGTAAACGGAGGATGAAGTGATGGCAAAACCTGGACTCTACGCTAACATCCATGCTAAGCGGCGTCGTATCGCCGCAGGCAGTAACGAGAAGATGAGGAAGCCGGGTTCCAAAGGAGCACCGACTGCCGCCAACTTCAAGCGTGCTGCCAAAACCGCCAAAAAACGCTAACACACTGACATGAAACTCACTGCTTTCCTCCCCGCAGCACTCATTGCTGTTGCAGCTCCAGTCTCTGCCCAGCCCTATTTGAACGTGGAAGCCAACTCTGGTTTCTCTGGATCAAACTATGGCGGCACTGTAATTGACAACCATGTCGGTTACAAAAAGGACAACTGGTTCGTCCAAGCAGGTCCTGCCATCGTCGCTCCTGACGGTGGTGACACTGAACTTGAATTCTCTGGCAAAGTCGGAGGTTCTGTCAGCCTTTCAGACAGCGTGTCTGCATATGGCGAAGTGTCGTTTATGACTGCTGACAGTGACAACAACTATGGCACAAAAGTTGGCTTCACTTACGATTTTTAATTAGACTCAGGCCGTACGTTCATCCCGTTATCGGGACGCAGGCAACCTACTCATGGAACGGGGGGTAGGTTATTTCTGAACTAATCATGTCTCAAGTTGAAGTACGTCAGCGCATCCGTGAACAGCAAGCCAAGCAAAAAGAGATTGTCTTAAAGTATCGGGGCGTTGCTTACATTGTCAAGCGCACAATTAAAAACTGAATACAAAGAGCTTTCCACAATTGTAAAGCCCGAAGGAACGGTTTAAGGAGTGGGTGTTCGGAAAGCGCCCACGCCTACACACAATAAAATACATTATGCCACATCAATCTAAAGTTGTCAAAGCTGCTGTTACAAAGATGGACCCTGTGTCTGTAGATAACAGTATTGTTTTCAATCGCTGTGGTCACTGTGGTAACAAAAAGCCACAATGTCGCAAACAAAAAAAGTGTCTTAAAGGGCTCCTCTGATATGGATCTTGTCAAATCTTTTCTTGATGGTGTTGGGCGTAAAGCCAAAACCAAAGTTAAAAAGCATCTAGAAAATCCAAAGAATGTTTCACCTGCTGCAAAGCTGCAACGCAGGAAAAACGCAATCAATGAAGCCCGTAAAAAAATGCGTGGCTACTAAATCTTAACAGCTTGGGAGGCACCTCAGAGTCGGACCTCCCTTGCATTGGCGTTGGCCCGTACGCGGATACCCTTCGCCGTCATGACGGTGGGATAGACCACAAAAAATTTTGGCACATTGCCTTTCCAAACGTTTGGAGACTGCTTATACACTTATTTCGTACCTAACAAATGGCACATCAGTCTTCTGATCTGACCACTTCCCTAACTAGGGCTGGTCAATCTAACTCCGCGGGAGACGCCCGCGCTCTTTATTTGAAGCTCTTCTCTGGAGAGATGTTCAAAGGATTCCAGTATAATGCTATCGCTCGTGACCTGGTCATGAAGCGTACCCTGAAGAACGGCAAATCTATGCAGTTCATCTACACGGGTCGCACTACTGCTGAATTCCACACCCCCGGAAACGCTATCCTCGGTAACTCCGACGGTGCGCCCCCGGTGGCTGAAAAGACCATCACGGTTGACGACCTGCTCATCAGCTCGGCTTTCGTGTATGATCTTGACGAGACTCTGTCTCACTACGATCTGCGCTCTGAGATCAGCCGTAAGATTGGCTATGCTCTTGCCCAGAAATATGATCGTCTGATCTTCCGTGCTATCACCCGTGGTGCACGTGCTGCATCTCCGATTACCAAGTCTAGCTTTGTTGAGCCCGGCGGCACCCAGATTCGTGTTGGCGCTACTGCTAACGCTTCTGATGCTTACGATGCTCAAAAGCTGACCACCGCTTTCTTCGACGCCGCTGCTGCGATGGATGAAAAAGGGGTCAGCAGCGAGGGCAGAGTCGGGGTCCTCAACCCACGACAATACTATGCCTTGATCCAGGAAGTTGGCAACAACGGACTGATCAACCGTGACGAGCAGGGTGCCGCTCTGCAGTCTGGTCAGGGCATTGTGGAGATTGCTGGTATCAAGATCTTCAAGTCCATGAACATTCCGTTCTTCAGCAACTACGGTACCAAGTATGGTACTGGTTCTGCTACCAACCCTGGCACTACCTCTCCTGGTAACACTGGCTCCTTTGTCGGTGAAAGTGTTGAGGATGCTGCTAACGATGTCACTGGCATCAACAACGAGTACGGTGAAGAAACCGAATTCGCTAACTCCTGTGGTTTGATCTTCCAGCGCGAAGGTGCTGGTTGTGTTGAAGCCATCGGTCCTCAAGTTCAGGTCACCAGCGGTGACGTCTCCGTGGTCTACCAAGGTGACGTGCTTCTGGGTCGTCTCGCCATGGGCGCTGACTATCTGAACCCTGCTTGCTGTGTTGAACTGATTGCTGGTGCAGCCGTCGGTTCTACTGGTAACGCTGCATTCTGATTTTTTTATCAACGTATACAGGGATCCTTCGGGGTCCCTTTTTTTATTTATATGGCTTTTCCTACCACTAACTCGCAGCAAGAACTTCCCGCTGTGAATCAAATTCTGCAGTCATGTGGTCAAGCGCCTGTGACTACCCTAGATCAAACCAACCCGGACGTTGCGATTGCCTATCAGACTTTGCTTGAAGTCTCACGGGAAGTACAGGCGGAGGGATGGACATTTAACAAAGAGGGTCATTATAAAATGACTCGTAACACTGACAACGAAATTGCTATTCCCAACAACGTACTGCAGATTGACGCAACTGACAACGCAGCAAACGTAGAACTCGACGTTATCCGTCGTAGCGGTAAGCTGTATGACAAGGCACACCACAAGTACACATTTGATCAAGACATTGAATGTGACATTGTCTGGTTGTTTGACTGGGTAGACCTGCCTAAACCCATTGCAGACTTCATTACTGCACGGGCAGCTTCTATTGTGTCTAGCCGCATTGTTGGTGACACAAATCAATATCAAATGCTACAACAAAAAGAAGCATTCACCAGGGCTATGGCTATGGAGTATGAATGCAACCAAGGTGACTACACGTTCTTTGGACACTCTGGAGAAACGAATCGTTACCAGAGCTATAAACCTTACAACGCACTCTATCGATAAATGGCATCAGTAACTCAACGGGTCGGAAGCTACCTTGGTGGCGTCTCCAAACAATCAGATGATAAAATGCTGCCAGGTCAGGTCCGTGAGTGTTACAACGGATTTCCTGATGCTACATATGGTTTGACAAAGCGTCCTGGTTTTGAGCATATTCTCAACCTTGGCACTGGTACTACCTACGATGATGGTAAGTGGTTTTACATCAAACGTGATAACGATGAGGAATACATTGGTGTAATCAAAGGTACTGACATTGACATCTGGAATGCAGTCACTGGGAATGCAGCTACGGTTACGTTTCCTGATGGCACTGGTTACCTGGACGGTACAAAAAATAACTACGAAATTATTACTGTCCAAGACACCAGCATCATTATCAATAGCAAAGACAACGTAAGTGCTGACTCTGCTGTAACTGACTCCAACTATGATCCACACAGGTCAGTGTCGATCGTCCTTGGCACTGTAGTCAACGGTGCTACATACACGATTGATATTACTGTCAACAGCACAAAGCAGACAGCAACCTTTACAGCCACCAGTTCAAGTGATGCGTCAGATGTTCTTGCTGATTTGAAAACAGACATTGAAGCAATGACTGGTGACCATGCTGGTATCACTGTCAGTCAGTTTGCCAACGAACTGGAGCTTGTACACACTGCTGACATGGATGTCCATGCAGAAGGTGGTATCAACAATCTTGATTTGCTTGCAATTGAAGATGTTGTTACAACAACTGCTGACTTGCCTGTACAGTCTAGAAATGGTAGGCTTATAAAGGTTGTACTGACTGGTGCAAACGATGCAGACTATTGGGTTAAGTTTGTAGCACACAACGGTACTGGTGGTGAAGGTTACTGGGAAGAAACAATTAACCCAACAGTTTCGGTTGGTCTTGATAACTCGACCATGCCGCACGAACTTGTCAACACTGCTACTGATACGTTTATTTTCCGACAAATTAACTATGTTGACAGACAGGTAGGTGACGACACCACTAATTCACAACCAAGTTTTGTAGGCAACAAAATTACAGGTGGGTTCTTTCATAACAATCGTCTAGGTTTTATCTCTCGTGACAATGTTATCATGAGTCGGTCAGGTGATTTCTATAACTTCTTCTTTACCACTGCTCAGACAGTTATTGAATCTGACCCTATTGACATCAGTTGCTCTTCTATTCGACCTACGTCACTAAGTGCTGTACTGCCTACAGCTCAGGGTGTTGTTTTGTTTAGTGAAAACCAACAGTTTATCCTGTTCTCTGACACTGGTGTGTTGACACCTTCACTGGCAACGATTAGGACTCTTTCTAACTATCAGATGGATCGTGACATCCATCCTGTAGACGTTGGTACCAACATCAACTTTGTCAGCAAGACACCTGGATATAGCCGTGTGTTTAGTATGATTACACGTGGTCAGCAGGAAAATCCACAGGTCCTAGACACCTCTCGTGTAGTTAAGGAATGGATTTCACCAGACGTAGACCTGATGATTTCTAGCCCACAAAACTCTTTGATTGCTTTAAGTGGTCAGAGTTTAAATGAGGTGTTCTTGTTCCGTTACTACAACGACGGAGAAAAGAACCTGATGGAAGCATGGGTCAGTTGGTTAATGCCAGGCAACGTGCAGTTTCTTGCAGCCGATTCTGACGACATGTATGCAGTGACTAAACAGGGTAACCAGTTCACGCTGCTTAAGGCTGCGCTTAGCCAAAGCCCTGAACAAGCAATTATTGTCAACAACGAAGGTGAGAAAGTTAACCCTGCTATCGACCTATACAAGAACATTGCATCTAGTGCAGTCATCTACGACTCAACTAACAACCGTACTAAGTGCTACATTCCCTACAACGACGTCTCGTCATTGACACCTATCATTGTCGTCAAGGGTGACACAAGTGGTGGTACGTTTGTAGAGTCTGGTTTTACCCTCACACCTGAACGTGGGTCAGATACAAACGGTCCTAACTCTCCAAGCACTGAAACCTTCTTTATTATTCCCAACAAAAATTTGACGGCATCTGGTGAAGACCCTCTTAACGTTGCTGATGATGTAATTGTTGGATTTAAATATAATTTTGATGTAGAGCTACCCCGTACATACTACCGACCTGAAAATCCAATTACAGATTTTACAGCCAATGTAACTATTGCACGCATGAAGTTTGCAGTTGGTTTGTCAGGCATGATGAGCTTCAAAATCAAACAGCAAGGCAGGCTTCCATACAGTGTTGAATTTACTGGTAATGGTTCTACCACTACCTATACCTACAACAAACGTGACCTTGATTTTGCTGACAGGTCTGATGTCAAGGTAAGCGTCAACGGTGTCAATGAAACAGGGTTTACTTTTACTAACGACACAACTATTGTATTTACAACAGCACCTGCTAATAATGCTGCAATTAAGTTCTACATTGATGAATGGTTTGACATTCAACCTGTAGCAGAAGCAAACCAATACCTTGCTAACGACGTACCCCTAAATAACGAGACAGTATTTACTATTCCCATCCATCAACGCACTGAAAATTTTAGACTTAAAATGTTTAACAACTCACCTTTTCCTGTTGCTGTAAATGCAATGATGTGGGAAGGACAATATACACCGCGATTCTATAGGAGGGCTTGATGTTCAACCCAAAAGAAAATATACTTGATCAACAGCTTGCGGAGTCTGGTTTAGAGCTTAATATTTTTGGCACTATTAAGGATATTTTTACTGGCGGTGCATCTACAAAAAATAAACACGCCAAAAAACAATCCAAAGAAATAAACAAGTTTAACGAAAAAGCATATAAACACGAAGGTAAAGAAATTAAGAGGCGGTATAAGCACGAAAAGGAAAGCCTTGAGATTGCAAAAAGAAACCTTGAAGCTGATTTAAGATTTAAACAGGATGCACAGTTTCAAGAATATAATTACGCGATGGGTATCCGTGATTATGAGACCGCGCAAGATTTGCGTGCTTATAATCAATCAGTGGCACAAGCGGAAAGTCAAAAACAATTTAATCAAGTAGGTTCTGATTTTGCTAATTTGCAGCAAGATCGCAACTTGATGGAGCAGCAGATTGAGCTTGAGTTGAATGAGAAAGAAACTCTACTTAACTACACTGCTCAGTCTCATGGACTTTTACTCAAGAAAAAAGGTCTTAAATCACAAGCTGTTGCTGAACTCAGAAAGTCTAACATTGCTGCTTTAAAGGCTAGTGGTGAAGCCGCTTCACGCGGCCAGAGTGGACGTTCTGGTGCTAAAACACTGAACGCAATTCAAGCTGAAGCAAATGCTGTTGAGTCAGAAATTGTAGAAGAACTTTTAAATGGTACTTCGCAAGTAGACATGGATCTGCTTTCGTCTCGTTATCAAAATATGCAAGATAATTTAGCACTTCAATTAAGTGGTAACAATCTTGTAGCTGCTGATAGAATGTCTCGTCAACAAATTAAGATGCAGCGTTTACAGGCAGATCTTGATGCAGAAGCTAGTGTGCTTTTGAAGCCAACATTACCTCCTCCAATTCCACGTCCCTTTACACTGCCTAGGCCTGAATTTCAGGATATTTACAAGCCTAAGCAAGGTCCTAAGCCTGCTAAGAGCATTCCATATCAAGCTAACATTGCTGGTGCATTCTTCCGTAATAGCCTAAGCATTGCAAGTACAGTTGCCGGCTTATAGTAAAACTTTCTGATTATGCCTAAAAACTACAAAACATATGCTAAGCCGGGAAGTTTTAGTGAATTTCAAATTAAAACTCCAGATCAAACCGGCAAAATAAAAGAAGAAAAACAACGCGTAGTACAGGGTCGGGAAAGAGCACAACGGTCTCTTGAAAGAAACAGAGACATTTATATGCGTGCACAGCGTCTTGTCAACGCTGCAGAGGAAAGAAACCGTCAAACTAACTTTGACATGCAGACGGTTGAGCGTGAATCTTACCGAAACGCACTGACTCGTGATTACAAAATCCAGATGGACAATCTGGATCGTCAGAACCAAGGCAGGCAGCGTGAGCTGCAAGAAATTAGTCAGCTCAGCCAAACTGCCTTTGGTATGATTAGCGGCTATTTAGAAGAGCAGGAACAAAAAAAAGTCGCAATTGCACACGATGTCATTGCAAGATCCGGCTCGACTTACGAAGAATTAATCAAAATTCAAACGCTCAATGACAACCTGACAAAGGCTGAGTTTGCTGCACAAGACAGTGTCCAAAAAATGTTGGGACCAAATGCTGCACCTGACCAGGTTGATGCTTTATTTACGATCTACCAAAATAGAAACACTAAACGGTGGATTGAACACAAAGCATTCTTTGCTAATTCTTTGAATGCTTTTCCTTCATTCCTTGACGCAAAGATTAACGAGATTCGGGAAGCAACAGGACAGCCGATTGATGATTTTGATTCTGTCATTGATGAGGCAAAGCGTGAGTTTATTGGCATACACTTTGTCGGCACGGCAAGGCCAGAGGTTCTTTCTGGACTTGGTGTGTATTCCAAACTGGATGAGTTAGCTAATGACCGTAGGGATGTCTTTGTCACAGAAAGACGAAAGCTTCACAAAGAAGAGTTTGCACGTGACCGCCATAATGCGTTTTTGACAACCTGGCAAACAGAACGCCTTCAAGGTGTCCTTCGGTACAACGGGCAAAACCCTTCTTACCAAAAACGTCAGGACATGGTTAAAGCCATTGAACTGGCAGTTGAAGGTGGCGGCGCTTACACTTGGGGCGTTGAAGATATTGAAAATCTTTTAAATGCACCAGGAGGAGGTTCTAACGGAAAAAGTATTAGAGAGTCTTTTGCTGGCACTACAGCTGAGTTAGAAGAAATTCAACGTAAGATCCTTAAGCGTGAAGAAGATGCTTGGAAAGCCGAAGCAGCGCGGGAGCAGCGCGAAATGGAGTCTTTTGTTATTGACCGAGCAAACGAGCTGGGCATGGATGACGGTGTTTTGTCAGAGGCTGATGTTGATAGGTTGCAAATAGAGCTGCATCGTACGTATCCAGGAATGACTTCCAAAGAATTTGCAAAAGTCAAAATGATGACTCCTGACGCTGCGGTTGCTCTTGAAACAGAACAATTCAATGAAAGGTTGTCTCAGGCTGGTCGTCTGACCATGGATCATGTCAACAACGGTAAGTACAATGACATCAACAGGCGTATTTTTTGGGAAGGTGTTGCAAGGACTCAAGAAAAACTTTATGCACATGAGGGATCTAAAACAGACCTTTTAAAGCTTAAAAACGAATTTGATAATCATCCAGCAGTCACAGCTGCAAGGGCTGTCAACCCAAAAGCTAATGAAATAAATTACGCGCTTGCTATTGCTGACTATAACAGTCGGTACAGAACGTACACGCAGAAGTTCATGGCTGCAGACACAGAGATGAATTATGATAAAGCAAGAAAACAGGCTTATGATCTTGTCTTATTTGAAATGCAGGATGATCTCGAGAAAAGACATCAACCTAAAGGAGGTTTAGACGCGTTTCGTAGAAAACCTATTGATGCTGATCAAGCTGGTAAGTTCAGAGGTATTGCAACTACTGGCGAAGAGAACATTAAAAAACTTATTGAAATTGCGCGTGATGGTAGCTTGACAGACGATGCCAGAGCACAGCAAGCCGCAGCTTTGATGAATCACAAAGAAATCGAGATGTTTGCACAAAACTACACTAATCCTAACTATGCAATACCCCCTGCAGTAGTTGTTTACGCAGATGCTATTAACAGGACACCGCTTGCTGCTCTAAAGATTCTTTCTACACACATTGGAGACGGCAACCTCAAGTTGTCAATGGATAAAGTAGATAAAGAAATGAAGGCTAAATATCAGCAGTATGTTGATACGCCGTATACATATATTAGAAACAAATATCGCACTGCTGAACGAACTGGACGAGCAAACATTGGTGATAACAAGTCGGCTGCTACGGCACCGATGAGGACATCTATGTTCAAAGTTGTTCAATACGTAAGTGGTGATCCTGCAATTCGTGGTAAGTCAACTGCTGATGGCCGTATTGTTTATGACAATGGCGATGGACCTCGTGGTCATGGTGGAAGAAACTACCATAACCATTATGAATTCGAAACTCCACAACAGGCTGCTGCTGCAAAGCTAGCTTTTGAACAGGCAGGATTTAGGGTTACTTCTTACTTACGTCCTAACGATACTGGAAGTGCACATTCTCGTGGTGTAGCTATCGACGTTGCTCCGCCAACCACTCTCCCGTACACTGATGAAGCAGAGGCTGCATGGTCTGCAGCAGCAAACGCTATTATCGGATTTACCCCATTCGAAGATGAATGAATTTCTAAACAATTTTACGGAAGGGTTACCTAGCCGTGATACGGAGTTCATCGAGCAACAGAAAGCTTTAGAAGAACTCAGAAAGCAGGAAGAAACTGAAGATACTGATGAAGCTACGGCGACATCTGAACCTGCACAACCACAAGTTTTGACACCAGAAGAAAAAGTTGAACAAGTAGAAACTACTCTCAAAGAAGAGGAAAAAGAAAAAGACGACGAAGATGAAGACGAGGACGATCAATCTGCAATTGAATTTGTAGGTGAACTCGCTGCGGCAGCACCTGTCGGTGTTCTTGATTTTGGTGCTGACCTTCTCAACCTAGTCCCTGGTGTAGAGATTGAAAAAGTTCCTGAGTTTGAAAGTGAAATCACACAAACAGTACGGGAAATGTCTTCTATCATCATTCCTACTATTGGATTGAGTGGACTAGGGACTGCTGCTCTGGCAGGCAGAGCTGCTTCTATTGCGTCTAAAGCGTCTAAAGCGTCTAAGCTTCAATTTCTTGTAGACCCTATGGTCAAAAAAGTAGGAGGCATGGCATTCAGTGCTGGTACTGGTGCCTTTGTTGACTACACAGTTGAGATCAATCAAACTGACGACAACCTTACTGGTGTTCTTAAACAAACCTGGCCTAGATTTTATGGTTGGATTCCTGATGACCTAGCAACTCTAGCGTCTGATGGTGCTGACATGAAACGTGCCAAGAACGTTACTGAAGGTGTTTATCTGGGTGTAGGTACTGATTTGCTAGTCGGTGCAGCAAAACTTCTTAACGGTAGAAGGGGACTGACTACAAACTACATTCCTAAAAACGAAAAAGCTGGTCAGTATGCTGCTAAATACAATGCAGAACAAGCTCTTGATCCAGAAGAATCAGTTAATTTTTCGGCTGCTAAACGCTCACAAGCCTTAGACGATCTTGGCAAATGGAATCTAGACGAAGCTGTTGAAAAGGCTGGCGGTGATGTTGAGCTTGCCCTGTCAGAGCCAATCTACGGAGTCCACGATCTATACGGTGCACAGGAAGTTGTTCAACGCTCGTTAGATGGTGATGTAAACCTTGCTGCAGTAGATGCGTGGCAGGTTGCTACTAATAAAGGCGGAAGCGTGAATGGCCGAGTAGGTAGCATGATTACTGAGCCCTTCCTTAAAGACGGCTTGAAGCTTGATAAGGACATGACTATCATGCTCAAAGGCATTGGCTCACAGCTAAAAGACACAAAAATGGATGTCAAGTTTCCTAATGGAGACTATGCCACTGCTGCTGACATTGCCAAGGTTGGCGATGAAATGGCGACAGAATATATGCAACTTCCTTGGGAACAAGTTAAAAAGCTTTTCATGGAAGACGTCAAAGCATCTGGTATTGTTGATCGGCGTGCTGGTGTAGAAGGCCTAAGTGAAGTGGGCATGGAAGCTGCCCGAAAAATGATTAAACAATACACTACTGATTTGATGAATCTGGATGATGTCAAAGCAGAAACGTATCTTGCGACATCTCTTGCTGGTCAAGTTTCTGACATTGCACAAGGTGTGCGGATGACAGAGGGCACGCCTGCTATTGATAATGCATCGAATTTAATCATTGACCGCATTGAATACCTTATGGCAATGCGTGGTCGGTCTGCATATATCCGTGGTCGGGCGCTCAACCTTACCAACATGTGGAATCGTTTAACTGCATCAGGCAGTAAGGCAAACCAAGCTGCTTATGCCAAGCGTATTGACCGTATTCTTAAGGAAGAATCAAACGAAACCTTGCGTGCAATTGACAGGATTCGTCTCGATGCAAAGTTCACAGCCGATACACTTCGTGAAATTCGCACAGAAAAGCCAGAGTTTTTTGCACCTTTAATTATGGCATATGAGTTTACTGATGGCAAAGTAAACACAATGGTGTCATTAAATAAGTTCCTCAAAAAATCTACTGGTATTTTTAGAAACTCACTGGTAAACGATGATCCTGGAACACAATCAGTAATCCTGAACGCATTCTGGTCTAATGTTTATAACTCTACATTGAGTGCTTTTGCAACCCCTATAAAGGCTGGCTTTAGTAACATGGCTGGTCTGGTGGAAAAACCATTAGGTGCACTTATTGGCAGTCAGCTATTAGGCGATACCGCAAACATGCGTCGTGCTCTTTATCAATATAACCTAAACTTTGAAGTCCTTCAGGACTCACTGAAGTATATGGGTGATGTTTTCAAACGCAGTGCTACAGAACTGAACGTTGCTGATTTGCAGCGTGAAAACATTACGATGAAGAACCAAGAGCAAATTGAGATTTTAGAAGCAATTGCTGTTGCAAAAGACGCAGAAGGTGATTCAGCACCACTCGCTGCAGTTGAACGCATTAAAGCCATGAACGACTTGGCAAACCATCCTTGGCTCCGTTTTGGTAACAGGGCTATGCAGGCGCTTGACGGCTTTACTCAAAACATGATTATGCACGCAGAAATTCGTGGACGTGCATTTGATAAGGTTACTAACAACGGTGCTAAAGAGTTTGACGGCAAACTTGCTGAAAGCATGTATGCTGAAATTAAAAAAGAAATGTTTGATGAAGATGGTCTTATCAAAGATGAAATTGTCAGGCATACTGCAGGTGAACTTGCAATGTCTTTGGATAACGAGTTGACAAACAGCGTTTCAGGTTTTATTTCACGTTTCCCTGTACTCAAGCCGTTTGTGTTGTTTACCAAGACTCCTATTAACGATCTTATTCTTGCAAAATCTTATTCTCCCCATAATTTGTTTATGAAGGAGTACAGAGATTTCCGCATGAAGCCTAACGAACTTCCAATGCAGCAGATTGACGATATTCTCAGAAGTCGCGGCATGAAAGAGATGGAAGTTAACAAGATGAGTGTGGAAGAAAAATACATGCGGTACGGTGAGATTCGTGCAGATTTGTATGGGCGAACAGCTATTGGCACTCTTACAGTTATGGGTGCTCTTGGTTTGTTTGTAACCGATAGAATTACTGGCAACGGACTTGCTGACAAACAAAAACAAGCTTTGCGTCGTGAAACGGGTTGGAAACCACGTTCGATTCGTTTGCCAGGTGGTAACTGGATTAGTTACGACAACCTTGGTCCTGTAAGCAATTGGTTTGCTGCTGTAGCTGACGTTGCTGACAACATGGATTCATTGACTCCAAACGATATGGCAGAACAATTCCGCAAACTTGGATTTATTCTTGCAGCATCAATTACTGACAAATCATTTATGGCTGGTCTAGAGCCTTTCATGGATGTTGCACGTGGTGATGTTGGTGCGTTGAGCCGTTGGGGAGGTCAATTCGCAGTTGCAGCAAATGTGCCTGGATCTAGTTTGATGGCAGAAATGGGTCGTTTGATGGATCCTGGACTCAAAGAAGTAGAGTCAACTATTCTTGACATGGCACGTAACCGCCTACCACTGTTTAGAAGTCAACTTCCACAGAAGTACGACTGGATTGACGGGGATCGAATTGGTTATCCAGACAAGGCTGGCAATACGTACGAAGGGTTCATGACTCGTGTCTGGAATAATTACATGCCTTGGAAAATTAGCGGAAAAATTTCTGACGAGAAAAAGTTTTTGCAAATGGTTGAGTATGATGCTTTGCCTAGATTGCGTACAAACGGCCGTGGTGTTGAGTTGACACCTGATCAACGCTCAGAAATCACCAACATTATGGGTCAAAGAGGCTTTTTCAAGGAAGGAATTAAGCGTGTAATGAAGACAACGACAGGAAAAGAGTTTCGGAAAAAATACATGAAGGCTGTAAATATGGGCTTTAAGCCAGATATAAATGATGTAGGTCAAGTCCATAGGTTGCTTGACGCCGAACTCCGGCTTGCCATGAGAATGGCATCGGCTTTGTCTTCTGACAAGGACGTTGTAGCCCGTAAAATGGCTATTAACCAAACAGTCGAAGCTTATTTAGAAGCAGAAAACTTTGAAGCTGCTGAAAGGTTCCTGAAAATGATGGAAGAGTATTCCTACTAACAAACAAAACTAAAGCGTAATGGCTAACACTTTTATTGAATACACAGGGAATGGTTCAACCACGAACTATTCTTTTACATTTGAATACATCAAAGAAGCAGAAGTCAAAGTCACCATTGACGGTACTGCCACAACTGCATTTACATTTGCCAACGCTACCACCCTTAGCTTCACTACTGCACCTGCAAACAATGCAAAAATCCGTATTTATCGTGAGACGGATGTATCTAATCTTAAGGCTACGTTCTTTGCAGGTTCTGCTATTAAAGCAGAAGATCTAAACGATAACTTTACTCAAAACAACTTTGCTGTTGAAGAACTACGAGAATCTACGTGGGACTTTGACACTGAAACTATTAAAAGTGGAGAGACGTGGTCAAGTGTTGACACACAGATTGCTACTACAGAAGCAATTGACAACCGTGTCTCTGCCACTATTGACACCGCAATCACTAACGATATCGGTACTGATGGTACCGGTGTTACTGTTACAGATGATGGTGACGGCACTATTACGCTAGGTCTAGCACAAAACACTATTGACCTTGACCGGTTGAAAAATAGTGACATTATTAACAATGCAGAGCAAGATGCACAGTCTCCTGCTCCTGCAGATACCAATATCTTTACTGCTCTTGCAGCCAAGACTCGTCACGATACACTAATTCAAACTGGTACACCGGCTGGTTCTACTTATCAAACCGGTAAGTTCTGGTATCAAAATGATAGCGACAAAACCTTCCATGTATGGAACGGGTCAAGCTGGGAAGGCATTACCTCTGGTGGTACGTTTACCAAACTTGAAAAAGTTATCTATGTTGATAGTATCAATGGTGACGATACCAACGATGGTCACCGTATTTCTACACCAAAAGCCAGTATTAAAGGTGCTGTAGAAGCAATTAACGATGATTCAACGTATGGTGATGGTAGTGTTGTCTTGGTTGCACCTGGTATTTATCAGGAAGCTGCACCTATTGACATTGAAAAGCGTGATGTTGCAATCATTGGTGCTTCTATCCGTAACGTTATCGTACACCCGACTGCTGCTACTGAAACCAATAGCTTGTTCCGTGTAAACAGCGGCACATACCTGCATAACATGACGTTTACGGGTATGAAAGCTAGTGGTACCCGCGGTGACACTGGATCCTTGTGGGAAGATTCTACTTATGGTCTTCCGCCAACTCAGGGCTGGAACGTTTCGTTCTATCCCGACGCGATGATCTACAAGTCTCCGTACATCCAGAACTGTACTAACTTCTCTGATTCTGAGATTGATAACAGCAACCTGGCATTCTATGCTGGTACAGAAGACAAGGGACGTGCCGGTGATTTGGACTCTGCTCCTACTGGCGGTGGTCTGCTAGTTGATGGCTCTACGCCTCACGACGACTCACCTCTCCGGTCTATTGTTGCTGATAGCTATACCCACACTGGTCTAGATGCACCTGGCATTTTTGTGACCAACAATGGTTATGCACAGTGTACAAGTAGCTATGCTTTCTTTAACCATTTTCATATTGCTTGCTTAAATGGTGGTCAAGCTAACTTGGCTGCATCAACTTCTGACTTTGGTGAGTTTTCGCTAATTGCTGATGGTCGGTCTACCAGTGCAATCTTTACTGCAAGCACCACAGCCTCTGCTGCTGATGGTTCTACTACATTTACTATTGACGCTCCTACAGCTGCCTCTGGTTGGCATGGTTCTGCAACTCGCCCGCAAGACAACATGCTTGTGGACATTGGCGGTAACACGTATCCTGTGCTTTCAGCAGTTGCTGCAGGCAGCGGATGGACTGTAACTATTAGCCGTCCTGACACCAGCGACCGTACACAAAACCTCGGTCTTAATGGTGCTGTAAGTAGCGGTGCTTCTGTGTCGTTCTTCCTGCGTTCGATGATTGCTTCTAGCGGTCATACGATGGAGTACGTGGGTAGTGGTACTGATTATTCTGCATTGCCTGAGAACGGCGGTGTGCCTGATGACACTAAGCAGATCAAAGAGCTTAACAACGGTAAGGTCTGGGCTGCTATTACTGATCATCAAGGTACCTTTAAAGTTGGTGAAACATTCACTGTTGACCAGCAAACTGGTTTTGTTAACATTCCTGCAGGTGCTTTGTCTGTACAAACACTGCTGGAAAACCTGGATGTCAACGGTAAGAAGATTGTCAGTGATTCTAATAACGAAAACGTTGTTATTAGCCCCCATGGTACGGGTACTGTAGACGTTGAGTCTAGCCGCATCACAAGTGTCAGTGATCCTACTGGTGCACAAGATGCTGCAACCAAAAATTATGTTGATAATTTTACAGGTGGTACATCTAACATTGGTGATAGTTCAGTAACTAACGCTAAACTTGCTAGCGGAGCGGTTGACACAACCAAAATGAGTGGTGCTACTGTTGTCACTAACAGTGAGCATAGTGCTGCAACTACTAACGATACTAGTTTCTTCACAACCTCTGCATCTGATGCACGTTATTTCCGCCAAGACAGTTCTGAAACTATTGAAAGTGGTGACACTTGGAGCAGTAATGATGCTCGTATTGCAACCACTGCAGCTATTGATGCACGTGTTATTGACCTAGTAGATGATGTTGGTGGTTTCGTACCAATTGCAAGTGAAACCAGTTTCCCGACTTCTAACCCTGATGTCAACGATGGTGCTGGCACTCTGATCAGTATTAAGGAGATTGGTACTAGCCGTACTCCGTCTAGCGGTACTGTCACCATTGCTAATGGGTCTGGCTCTAACACCGTTACGATTACTGGCTGTGGTACTACTGTTCTGTCTGCTGGATTTGGTGCAATCGTAGAAACTACCTCTACGCTGCATACCTACACATTCCATCGCCTGACTCCTAAAGCTACTGAAGTTACTACTGTTGCTGGTATTTCTAGCAACGTAACTACGGTTGCTGGTGTTAGTTCTGATGTCACAACTGTTGCAGGAATCAGTTCTGACGTAACGACAGTTGCGGGAATCAGTTCTGATGTAACTGCAGTTGCAGGGAGGGCTACTGAAATTGGTCGCCTTGGTACTGCTGATGCTGTTGCCGATATGAATACTCTTGGAACAGCCGACGTTGTTGCAGACCTAAATACACTTGGTACTGCCGATGTTGTGTCTGACATGAACACACTGGCTACGTCCAGTAATGTCACGGCAATGAGCAACTGCTCAGACGACATCAGTAACATCAATACTGTTTCAGGCTCTATTAGCAATGTCAACACTGTTGCAGGTTCTATTAGTAACGTAAACACCGTTGCTACCAATATGAGCAGCGTCAATAGTTTTGCTGCTCGTTATCGCGTTAGTGCAACCGCACCTACCACGTCCTTGGATGACGGTGACCTGTGGTTTGACACAACTGCTGACACGCTCAAAATTTACGATGCGTCTTCTAGTGCCTGGGTTACTGGTGTAACTGACACCACTGGTTTTGTCACCACGTCTGGTGCAACCATGACGGGTCAGCTTAACACCATTACTCCGACTTCTGGTGATAATGCAACCAACAAAACGTACGTTGATGGCACGATCGATTCCAAGATCGACACAGCCCTAACTAGCGATGTTGTTGGTGGTACTGGTATCACTGTTAGCGACAACACTCCTGGTAACGGACAGATTACTGTTGCTGTTACTGCCGGTTCTATTGGCGCTACACAGCTTGCTAGCACTTCTGTTTCTGCCGGAACCTATGGCGCAAGCCAAAGTGGTGTGCCGTCGTTTACTGTTGATGCTGATGGTCGCCTGACTGCGGCGAGCACAGACACCAGCCCCTCATTTTCTGGCAACGTAACCATTGCCAGCGGTGCGACTATTCTTTACAGCGATGGAGACGTTCTTTTTACAGGAGATGTAGGTAACTTTAAATGGGATAAAAGCGATAGTTCTTTAATAATTCAAGACGATGCCAGGGCAAAATTTGGCACTGATGGTAACCTGCAGATTTATCACGATGGCAACTTAAGCTTTATAAGTCAGGATAGTGCTAACAGGCTAATTATTAGAAATACATCTAATGACCAAGATATTGATCTTGAGTCAGACAATGGTTCTGGTGGCCTTACTACTTACGTAAAGTGTGATGGGAGCACAGGTGAGGTTGATCTTTATTACTATGGAAGTAGAAAACTTAACACCAAATCAGACGGCATTGACGTAACAGGCGCGGGGACGTTTTCTGGCGACGTACAAACAGGCACTGCCCGAGGCGTTGATGGCACCGGTGCATCGCTTGAAAGCTTTGGAGGTGTTCGTGCTGCAAGACCGAGCAGTACGGCAGATCCAAGTAATTCAAATGTATGGGAAGGTTGGTATGGAACAACTGTTACTTCAGCAATCAGGGCGGATGGCAGTGCCATATTTAACGGCAACGTCGATCTGCATGACAACGACAGGTTGAGACTGGGCAATGGTGATGACCTGCAGATTTGGCACGATGGAACGAATTCCAACATTCATAATAACACAAACAACCTTATTATTAGAAATAATGCAGATAATTCAGACATATATTTGCAAACTGATAACGGTTCCGGCACTGTTACCACTTATATTCTTTGCGACGGCAGTGATGGAAAGGTTCGTCTTTACAATTATGGAAGCGAAAAACTTAACACCAAATCAGACGGCATTGACGTAACAGGCGAGGTCCAATGCGACAGCTTGGATGTTGATGGTGTTGCAAACATTCAAGGCGTTATTACTGCTCAGGGAGGTGCTGTCGCTGAAATCGATACGCTTTCCAGCGCTTCAACCATTACTCCTAACTTTGCCAATTCCTGTAACTTCACAGTCACGCTCGGAACTAACACAACCATTGCTAATCCCAGCAACCTAACCGCTGGTCAATCCGGTTCTATCTTCATTGTTCAAGATGGAACTGGCTCCCGTACAGCTGCATTTGGTTCTTATTGGGACTTTGCTGGCGGAGCCGCACCCACGCTCACGACTACCGCAAATGGCGTTGATCGGATCGACTACATCGTCCGCTCTTCCACCTCTATTCACGCTGTAGCTACCCTTGCATACTCATGAGTATTTTTCATAATAATATGCTTGGTGGTGCCGCCGGTCAAGCCGGTGGCGCTGCTGGGCCGATCCAGTCTGTTCGGTTTAATCCTGGTGACAGTGCTCACTTAACAAGAAGCAATCCAAATGAAGGCAGCCAAAGAAAATTCACCTTTTCCTTTTGGGTAAAACGAAAACAGCCTGGTAGGGGGGCTAGTAACGTGGATAAGGCGATATTTTTTGCAGGACCTAGTCCCGACTCCGCAAAAGGTTTGGATATTCGTTTTGATAACAACGACAGACTTTATGTAGAAACATACGCCAACAGTAGTACCTCTAAAAAAGTCATAACTCATCGTGTATTTAGAGACCCTGCGGCGTGGTATCACATTGTCTTGGCGTTTGACACAACTCAGTCTACTGAAAACGATAGGTTAATTATTTATGTAAACGGAGAACAAGTTAATACCTCTGACTTAAGTTCATCCAACCACGTTGTCCAAAATTTTGATTACCGCTACGTTGGTGAAAGTAATGCTGATCATTGGATCGGCTTGGCTAAAGACAACAGTGGAACCAAGAGATTTTATTTTGATGGCTATTTGACCGATTTTTATTTCATTGACGGTGCGCAAAAGGACGAAACAGATTTCGGTGAGTTTGACGACAATGGAGTTTGGCAGGCTATAGCCTATGACGGAACATATGGATCAAACGGATACCATCTTTTTGATTTTGCCAACGAGTCTACGGTCGGTCACGACTCAAGCAGCAATGGAGACGATTGGACAGCAAACAACATCAGCTCGACTGCAGGTGCAGGCAATGATATTCTGTTCGACGTACCAGTAAACGGAACGCAGTCAGACACTGGTGCGGGCGGAGAAGTCAGCGGCAATTACTGCGTTATGAATCCATTGATTGTAGATCAAACAAATGCAATCACAAGTAATGGGAACTTGCACGTTAAATACCCTAATACCGCAGAAAGTTGGCTTGGCAATCTTCAAGGAACTAACTACATTACTTTTGTTGGCACGATGGGGCTAACTAGCGGCAAGTGGTACTTTGAAGCCGTAGAAACTGTCAGGGAAACATCTACTGAATCAATGGTGGTTGGTGTTGTTGACACGCCAATGGGCGGTGTTTATCACATTGGGTCTGTTGGAAATGGTATTTTCTGTAAATGGAACGTATATTAACAGTGGCAATCCTGCGGCGGGAACAGGATTCTTGGCAAGCGGACTTTCTGGGACTTTTTTCCCTGCTATAAGCAGGTGGTCTAGAAGGCACAGTATTGAAGCAGACTTGAATTTTGGACAAAGACCCTTCAACACGTCGGCACCTTCTGGATTTAAAGCAATTTGTACCGCGAACCTTCCCGACCCGACGATTGCCGATGGTTCGGATTACTTTGACACCGCTTTGTGGAACGGAACTGGTAGTTCTCAACCAATTACCGGCTTAGAATTTGAGCCAGATTTCCTCTGGGGTAAGCGACGTAACCAAGCAGGCGACCATATCCTCATAGATTCGGTCAGAGGAGAAGATAAAATTCTTCATAGTAATGACTATCCTGCAGAGGATACAGATTCATCCATACTTACTAGCTTTAACTCAAATGGTTTTACTGTTGGGACTAACGTAGGTCTAAACAGTTCAGGCGTAAAGATTGTTGGCTGGGCTTGGGACGCCGGATCCTCAAACCCGGTCAGCAACACTGACGGAGACGTAACTTCTTCAGTTAAAGCAAATACAAATGCTGGTTTTTCAATTGTAAAATGGAATCCAAGCTCTAACGAGCAGAGTGTTGGACATGGCTTAAATGCGGTGCCAGAATTTATCATGGCTAAGGCTCTAGACAATGGACATAGTTGGCGTGTTTACCACAAAGATTTGACTTCAGGAAAAAATTTATTGCTCGACCAGCGTGACCGTGAGGATGCTTACACAGATCGAATTGACACCGTAAATTCAACTGTGTTTGATGGTAATCGCGGTTTAACAGGTTCAAGCCTAAATAACAACATCGCTTACTGTTTTACTTCTGTCGAAGGCTATAGCGCGTTTGGTTCGTATGAAGGCAATAATAATTCTCGTGGTCCCTTCATTTGGTTGGGGTTTAGGCCAGCATGGATAATGTATAAGGCAATTAATGAGAATACAGCGGCCGCTGACTGGTTCATACGCGATTACAAGCGCCTTGGATTTAACCATGCGACCGATTCACAAAACAATCCTGAGCTAGAAGCAAATGAAAATAATGGTGAAAACAACAATGGCCCTATAGATATTCTCTCTAATGGATTTCTGATTAAATCAAATAATCCTGGTCATAACACAGATGGCGAAAAGTATATGTATGCTGCATTTGCTGAAAACCCGTTCAAAGCCAATGGCGGGCTTGCTCGTTAAACTCACAAATAACTATGTTACAACTTGATGGTAAGACCCTGAAATACGACAGGGCATTTACACACAATGGAATCTCGTACCCAGCCAATTGGCTTCGTTTAACGACACTTGCTGAGAAGCAAGCCATCGGAATTGTTGAAATCGCTAACACTCCCAGGGAAACCTGGGATCAACGCTTTTACTGGGGTGTAGATAATCCTAAAGATCTTGACGAATTAAAGACTTTGTGGAAACAAGAGCAAAACAATACTGCATCATTACTACTTGCTCCGTCTGATTGGCGTGTAGTTAAAGCTTTTGAAGTTACTGACTACACTGTCGAGACTGAGTGGACAACGTACCGTGCTGCAGTCCGTACTGCGTGTAACACACGTCAAACTGAAATTGACAACTGTGCTGATGTTGCAGCACTTAAAGAACTTATTGACAACCCTACTACTACTTGGCCTGAACAACCATGATCACCCTTATCCGTCCAATCCTGTTTGCATTTCTGCAATCCGAACAAGTTAAGCGTCTTATTGTTGACCTGCTGACTAAACTGGCTGAGTCTACTGACAACGAAGTAGATAATGCTGCTGTTGAATTTATTAAAAACGGACTTTTCCCTTCTAAATAATGGACTGGGCAGATCCACCAAGCTTCCCTAGCCTAATTATCCCAGATGCCCCTGTAATGCCACCAACGGTGTTTGAGGTGCCCCGTGGTTCATTACCTAGTTACAAGCCACTTGTAGCGCCTCCTAACACCCTTAGACCGCCACCAGGAATTAAACCTATAGAACTAAAAGACGAACCCCCTTCGTCAAAACCAAAATCAACTAAACCACCCACACCACCCGAAGCACAGATAGTAGAGATTCCATTTACGGATGTTGAGGTTCCTATGCCTTCTACTACTATCATGACAACTGCAGCAACGACGGCATTTATTAGTGTCGCCGCCACCCTTACTGCAACATCATTATTTAAATGGCTGGTCAAAGTATTTAAACCACTATTCAAACAGATATGGACCAAGCTAACAAAAAAGAAGAATCAAAAAGCTTCTTAGCCAAAGTTAAAGAAAACACTGAGGATGAGATACAAATCCTCGGCACTTTTGTACGTTTAGGTGTTGTGGTCTGGAGTGGTTTTATTATCACTCTTAACTATGTAGACCTCCCAATGATCAAAAAAGGTCAAAGCGGAGGCGACATAACATTTGTAGCCTCGGTCTTTACCGGGGCGTTAGCTACGTTTGGCTTGACAACATCTAACAGCAAAGCTGCTTCTAACAAACCCGACCCTAAAAAAAAAGAAGAATGAAACGTCTTATCTTGCTGTTGATGTTAGCCAGCCCAGCCGCCGCTAACACAATTACTCCAAACTTCACCCAGGGTAGTATGCAATCCACCACGACTACCACTGTTGACATTGATCGTACTATTACGACAAACATCTATGGTGGTGACTATGACTCATGGTCTGGAACAAATGTGACGCCAAGTGGCGACATCTTGGATTCTTCAACAACTTATTCCGTACACACAGCGGGCGATCAGTTTCAACTGGAAGTTGTGAGTCGGTCAGCAGGCGTAGTGGAGAACATTGTCATCGACGAGGTCATTACACAAGAATCTACTACTACCTCGCTGTCTATCTTCTCTCAGTAACTCCTGCATTTGCTAACAACGATCCAAAAGTACAAAACACATCATCTCCGGTGGCCGCGGCAACTGGCAATGTGACTAATTCAGCCGTGCAATTCCAAAACAACGGAGCACCGTCACGTCAATACTTTGCACCAAACAACAGTTGCAACGGTACAACCATGCAGGTATCTCCATTTTACATGGGTAGTGACACCATTCCGTATGGAGGCACGTACACACGCAGTGGTAACTGGGGTTTGCAACTAAATTTTGCTGTGCCTTTGGATGGAGGGATGATTGAAACTTGCAAAGCTATTGCACGTAAGCATGAACAAAAAATGCGTCTTGATTACGAACTTGTTCGTGCAATTAAATGTACAGAAATTATGAGAAAAGGGTTTACTTTTAGACCCGGCAGTCGTGTCGAAGTTCTTTGTCACGACATTGTACCTATTGTCTCCCTAACAAAAAATGATTGAAGCGGTTGTACCGGTTGCTGTTGCAATAATCGGTGCCGGTGCTGCCTTGACAAACCGTGTACATGCACGGATTACAGAGATGGACCGACGCTTAGACACCTTTGAACTGCGTGTAGCTACCAGCTACGTGCCAAAGGATGAATTTACAACAGCAATCCAAAAAATTGAGGATCACATGATCCGCATCGAGACTAAAATTGACAAAATTGTGATGAAAAATGGCTAGCAAAAAGAAAGCCACCGAGGATCAATTTAACGAACTGCATAATCTAGTCACCAAAGAGTTTCTCAGCCGGATTAAGTCCGGTGAAGCGTCTACACAAGACCTAAAAGCTGCCTGTGACTGGCTGAAAACCAACGATATTAGCGGTGTTGCACTGGAAAGCAGCCCTTTGGCAAAGTTGGCAGCCATTATGCCAGAAGTTGATCCTGAACTTGTACAATCTAGGCTGCATGGCCGATGAAAACATCTACGTACTACAAACAAAACCCTGCTGCACGCAAACGCCGCCTAAAACAGCAAGGTGACTACAACAAAACTAAAAAGGGACTTATGATCCGTACTGCTGCTAACAAGCTAAACAGAAAGCTTGGCACATACGGTAACGGAGACGGTAAAGATGCCTCACACACTGGACCTGGCAAAGGTAAAACAGAGACAGCATCTACTAATCGCCGTCGTCCAAGAATGAAGCAACGCTACGCATGACCCCTTTACTTCCAACGCCTGACCACTACTTACAAAACCTTATAACCATGACGTCCTCTGAAGCCAAGCGCCTTTGGAGGCGCAGCATCAAAGAACACTTTGGATGCACATGTGTTTATTGTGGAGAGACCTATGAATTACACGAACTTACTTTGGATCACGTTCACCCTAGAACCTTTGGTGGTGAAGATATTACAAGCAATCTCGTACCTAGCTGCAAACAGTGTAATCAGGCAAAAGGAAGTACACATTGGTTGTCTTGGATGAGACAAACATTTGGAATTAACAAACTCAGAGAAACTCTTATTTTTTCGCACATTAACTGATGGCACTTACTAAAAAAGACGCTAACGCTAAATACGACAAGCTTCGAAAACAACTTAAAGCTGGAGACATTACTAAAGAACGATTTAAACAAGCTGCAGATCGTATCTACAAGATGTATCACAGCGATGCAAACAAAGCTACTCGCAACGCAAAGCCTGCTATTAAAGCAAAAATGCCTGGTGGCTCTACTCGTGCTGAAGTTGAAAAGTCATTTAACAAAGCAAAAGCTATCAACAATTTTGTTGGACCTGGCGGATCACGAACTCGTGAAGACTTGAAACGTTCAGAGTCTGAATACAACAAATCTAAACCCAAAAAACCTTCACGCAGTAGTTTCCCAGCGGGCCGTGCTGGTGCATCTAAATATGCTGCAGCACTTCGTAAGTACAATAGCACAAACCCTAAACCACGTCGTTCTCGTTTAACTACTGCACAACGTCGTCGGGCACGTCGCGGAGGTCGTGGCTGATGGCAAAACGTACTTACAATCGTCGCGGTCGTCAAACCGCAAAAACTCCTATTCGTAACGATGGCCGCGGCCGTACACAACGTCAAACTGCAGCACGTGTTGCACGTGAAACTGGTTCTAAAGATCGTGTAACTCGCGGTCGTGGTGTAACTCGTACCCGTACTGGCGCACCTCGTGGTGCACAAGGTCCACGTACCGCTCCTGTACAAGGACCTAGCCGTCGCACACCTACAGCCATTGGTGGCGACACTGGAAGGCGTGGTGGACCTAATCAACCAGCTAGAAGTGGACCGCCAAGGCCCGCAGGTCCAAAAGCTGGCCGTGTCGGAAGTCAAATCCGTACTGCTGCAAAGGTTGGCACCCTTGTTAACCCACGAGCTGACTTGCCAGCCAAAGCGCTTGCTGCAGCATCACTAGCAATGGACGCTGCAAAAGCGTTGCGTGGTAAACCTACTGCTAAAAAAGGCACTGGCAAACCCATGGCTAGCATGGGCAAAGACTACAAGAAAAAAGAAAAAGAACTTGGCCGTAAAGCTGCCGCTTCTAACTTTGACCAAGCTTTTGCCAAAGCACGTAAAGCTGGCAAAAAAACATTTACGTGGCGTGGTAAAACCTACACTACCAAAATGAAGTAAATGAACAACGTCCTTGAGGCGTTGCAGAATGATTTCAAGCTGTTTCTACAAGCACTGTGGCAGCAGCTTGATCTGCCCTCCCCTACCCGTGCCCAATATGCAATCGCAGACTATCTTCAACATGGACCTAAACGTCTACAGATACAAGCTTTCCGTGGTGTGGGAAAATCATGGATTACTGGAGCCTTTGTTCTGTGGACGCTTTTCAATAACCCTGAAAAAAAGATAATGATCATATCCGCATCTAAAGAACGTGCGGATAACATGTCTATCTTCCTACAAAAACTAATTATTGAGACACCTTGGCTATCTCACCTACAGCCTAAATCAGATGACTCCCGCTGGTCCCGAATCTCGTTTGACGTTAATTGCAGCCCTCACCAAGCTCCGTCTGTTAAATCAGTCGGGATCACGGGTCAGCTGACCGGAAGCCGGGCTGATTTAATGATTCTTGACGATATTGAGGTTCCTGGCAACTCAATGACTGAGTTAATGAGGGAAAAGCTACTACAATTGTGTACAGAAGCTGAATCAATCCTTACTCCTAAAGAAGATTCACGTATTTGCTACCTTGGTACACCCCAGACATCCTTCACTGTTTATTCTAAGCTAGCTGAGAGGTCCTACAAGCCCTTTATTTGGCCTGCTAGGTACCCTAGGAAGGTAAGCCAGTACGAAGGCCTATTAGCGCCGCAGCTAGTGGCCGATATAGACAACGGTGCTGAACCTTGGAACGTAACTGATCCTGATCGCTTTTCGGATGACGACCTTATTGAGCGTGAAGCAGCTATGGGTCGGTCCAACTTTCTTCTCCAGTTCATGCTGGATACCTCCCTTAGTGACAGTGAAAAATTCCCTCTTAAAATGGCTGACCTCGTGGTCACTGCCGTTAATCCTACTACCGCTCCTGACTCCGTCATCTGGTGTAGCGACCCCCGTAACGTCATCAAAGAACTCCCAACGGTTGGTCTACCTGGAGATTATTTCTACAGTCCAATGCAGCTACAAGGAGAGTGGCATCCTTACCAAGAGACAATCTGCAGTGTTGACCCGTCGGGTCGAGGCACAGATGAGACGGCTGCAGCTTTTATCAGCCAACGAAACGGTTTTCTGTACCTGCACCAGATGTGTGCTTACAAGGACGGATACTCAGACACAACGCTCTTGGACATTCTGAGACACTGTAAGAAGTACAACGTAACCAAACTGGTTATTGAAACTAACTTTGGTGATGGCATCGTAGCTGAGCTGTTTAAAAAACACCTTCAACAGACTAAACAAGCGATAGATGTCGAAGAAGTTAGAGCTAACGTACGCAAAGAAGACCGCATCATCGATGCCCTTGAACCGGTGATGAACCAACACCGTCTTGTCGTCGATAAAGACGTTATTGACTGGGACTACAAGTCTAATAAGGACGAAGCACCCGAAAAAAGACTTCTGTACATGCTGTTTTACCAGATGTCTCGGATGTGTCGTGAGAAAGGAGCCGTCAAGCATGACGACCGGCTTGATGCACTGGCTCAAGGCGTCAAATACTTCACTGACTGTATGTCTATCTCGGCTCAAGAGGCTGTCAACCAAAGAAAACGTGAAGAATGGAACGACCTGCTCCGTGCATCCATCGAGCACCCCCAAGAATCAGCTAATCATCTTGTTTTAGGTCTCAATAAAGACCAAAGACAACAAGCTAGACAAAAAGGTTGCTATAACTGGGTTTCTAGGTAGTATTATGTAAGACTCAATCCAATCCCTCATGTATACAGGGAGAGGAGAGAAGGGTGGACTCGAATCTTCCTGTGCCAAGGGACTAGACCGTCATCCGCACCTGCGGTGCTGGCTGACAATCCAGTCCCTTTATTTATACAAGATATGTCCGCTAGATGGACATTCTGTGAATCTTGTAAGTACTTTGTTTAAATAACAAGTTAAACTATAAGTTTAAATTTGAATTTAATTTAGACTGGATACTATCATCACTATTAACACTATTAACAGTAAATACATGGACTTTGAATTAGATGAAGTTAAGGTTATGCAGTGTAAGGAATGTGGTGTAGATGTACCGGTAAATGTTAATTATCCGATTAGTGAGGTTACCTGTCTTAAGTGTTGGGCTAAGAAGAAGTCCGATGAAAAATGACAGAAATTTGTGAAGCCTATACGCGCGGGGGCGTTGGCAAAAACCCCCCCATACCCCTGCCTTTTGTCCAGTTTGTCCAGTCCAAGAGTGGTCCTGGCAGCTGTAAACCCTTGGTATCACTGGGTTTTTAGGCCTTTGCGTACCTGTGTGAAAGGCAGTTACGCAGCGTTGGACGGTAGCAACGGCTACAAAATGAGGTTAAGCATATATAGATCGCGCGGGTTTCCTCTCTGTCTCAATCTCACTCAATCTGTAGCGACACATAAGCCAGCCTTATTACCACTGATAAGCAAGACTTATCGTACTGAGCCTTGACACTGACCAGGGTCAGGAGCAATCATTGGGTCATCGGCAAGACACCAACCACTCAACGCCGATTAACACCATGTCTCACACATTCGACCAACTCAACGAAGCCATACAGGCTCACACACCCTGCACACTTACCAAGACACGCGACGAAGACGGCGAGCGCACCTACACTCTCCTCGACGGCTGCGGCGATGCAATGGGTGACGCCTTCCCTGACTTAGAAGAGGTTTACTTCTACGTCACCAACAACGACGACGTTCTGGAGGAGCTTAAGCAATGCGATTCATGACCGTCTATCTCACCGCCATCTTCTTCTGTCTGTTCGGTGCTGCCCAGTTCGCTGATCACATCGGCGCTAAGCACTGCGAACGGATGACGTCTATGAGTTACGACCAATGCCGCCAACTCAAGCCATGATCACCCGCAAACAGTATCTCGACTTCCAAGGTGACGCTGACGCCAAGCGCACCATGCACCAGGCCTTCTACACACAGTTCGCCAATAAGTCTGTGGTTTCATACATCGCAGGCAAGTTCAGCCCTGAAGAACTGGTCAACGCTCACCGTGAAGACCCAGCACTTAACACCATTCCGCTTCAACGTTGGGATGATGCAGCCCGTGCAATCTATCCGTGGATTGATGATGAACTGGTCAAATCTACAGGCCAATTCTGGTCACTTAGTGCTGGTGTTTGTACATGTAAAGCAGCCGCAAACATTTTGATTAGTCGAGCCCTTGCAATTCCTGTCGCCTAAAATGACAACAACTGAACACAAGATCGCCGTTAAGTTTGAAGTCTACCACGATGAAATGAACGACATTGTGAAACTATTCAACCGTGCGTTAAATAGTGATGACGTGACCAAACATTTCAGCAATGAAGAACTGGGCACGATTATTTCCTTTGTTGATGACTTCAAAGCCCTTGCATTAAACCACGCTAACTAACACCAACCCGGCAACATTTCAGCCGGGTATTTTTTCAATCATTCACAATCACATCCCATGGACCCAGCCATCGCACGCCTACAGCATGTCCGCACAGTCAGTGACGGCACACACCTCGCTGTCTACGAAATCAAACAAGTATGCGGCAGACCTTTGGCGTACCCAGTCAACGACCAAGCCGAAACAATTCAGGGACTCACATGTAGCAAAACACTACGCAAGTATGACATTGCAAGGATCGAATCCCTAGGCTTCAGTGTGGTCACTATCCACGGTGAGCGTCTCAAACCCAACATGATCGACTAATGGCAATCATCTTTAAGCAACGCGTCCACAATCCCAAGATCAAGGACCTACGGTCATTCGTACGCAAGACTGTGACACGAGACCGCAGCATGTATCAGACTGATTCTCAGTTTGACAATGAGACCACGTTCATCAACCGACAACGGGACCAACTCAAGGACCAGTTTGGTTGGATGTGGGAACAAGAGGATGAAAGTCTTGTACGTGGTGAGTTTGGCAATCTCAAAATCACGGACACAGAGATTATTTTCCGTCCAAAAAACTACGCTCCCACGGAGATCTACGTAGCTGCCAAATGGTACTGCATGTGTACAGAAAACAAGTTCAACAATCGTGCGAGGTTTGAATGAACTACACCAAATGGTTTGTTAAGTACGCAGGCAAAGCCCGCACCACAGGACGTGGATCAACTGGACATGTCACGGTAAATGCTATGTCAGCAAACCATGCCATTACGTTGGCAATGGTAGAAATACCTAGAACTCTGTCTAAAGTACAGATAACTACTGTACAACAGCTTGAGTAACGACCGTGTCAATCAATGGTACACCAACCCAGGGACGTACATAGCGAAAGCTAAACAACGTGCACGCCTGGCACTCACAGATCCATCCATCAAACTAACCACCCTAGAACGGAGCTTTTACAATGTCTTCAAACAACAGCAACCTGACACCACGTGCACGCTATCGCGCACTCGCAATGATTAAACTCGGAGAATGGTGGGATGCACGTGAAGCTGCATTCAGGCTTGCAGTCAGAACTTGTACTTTAAATTTGGAAAAGTTTTTGGACGATGACATGAATTCAGAGGAAGCACTGTACGAAATGGCAGCAGCTATTAGGTTGCTTGATTCAATTGATGATGATTACTTAGAAATTAAAAGTGAAATCAATGGCATGGCAGATGATGATGGTTTCTACAAAGGTGAATTGTTTTTGACAAACAGGGCTGCTTGCCCAAACCACCGCAAGGTAACTATCTTGCCTGCTATCAAAGAGACTAAAAAACTCGCGCCAGTAAAAGATGAAACCTGATTACTTCACCGCAAATGGCCTGTGGATCGAGCGCAGGCGTAACCGTGAAGGTCCAGTGGTGACCTATACGATCTGGAAACCCAACACCAGTCGTATATTCACGGACACAAAGAAAGCTCTTAAGTTTATTGCTTGGCCTAAGGGTACACCCACTGGAGATGATCTACGTGATTGGTTTGCTTCATTTGCTGACAAGGACGCTAAGGCTAAACCTACAACTGTCAGCAAAGATCAGATTGCTGCTGAGGGTTTCGGTCCTGAGGCACATGAACCTAATGAAAACACTAAGATGATCACCTAATCCCAAGGACGCACCTAACATAGGAACGGAAGAGTTGTCAAGGCCCCTGCTGCGTCGGCGGGGGTCTTTTTTTGTGTCAAGCCCTACATTCTGAAGACAACCTGTAAAGCATAAAACCGACGAAATAAGTTTTGTAATGTGCCACTTCTACAACTGATTCGTGGCACCACGGTAGCTACTCATTATCTTGTAAGTGCGGACAGGGCATAGCTCAAACCGCCACGAACCTAGACAACTGAATATCTTCTTTTCACAATCACATGTAGGAACATGTCCACTTCAAACACGACTAACGATGGAAAAGCGAAAGCGCTGGATGAAGACTTTTTCATCCGTAATGCAATCCATTGTTGGTTGTATTACTTCGA